TTAAAAAACGATAAATACCCAAGACCAACTGGTCACCGCATTTTAGTTAAAACACTAGATGTCCTAATAAAACAAATATGGGAATTTATTTGCCTAGTAAATCTGTGGAAGACCACAGAGCAATTGCTTCAATAGGTAAAGTAATTGAAATAGGTAAAGATGCGTACAACAGAGATGATATGTCTGCTCCTTGGTGTAAAGAGGGAGAATATGTTATGTTTGGTAAGTATGCAGGACACAGATTTAAATTCGGTCAAGCGGAACTCCGCATAATGAACGATGACGAGATTCTGGGATTAGTTCCAGATGTTAGTGAAATAAGTTAATTATTTCATATTTAATAGTAGCTTTTTAGCTATGAAAAGAGGCCACCCGTACTGGTGGCTTTTTTTATTCTTAGGAGATACCTATGCAAGTAGTACACGGTTCTTCGGCTAAGAAAAAGCCGATGCAAGTTGTCGAAGAAGGCAAGGAAGAAAAGCTCAAGGAATTTGATGCAGAAGAAGCATTAGAAAATCTTGAGAATATTGACCAAGAGCCAGAAGAGGCAACAGACGCTATTGAGGAAGAACCTCAAGAAGCGAAAGTTGAAGAAGAAAAAGAGGAAACGGAGGAAGTTGAAACCAAATCTTCAGATGAAGAAGAGGAAGAAAGTCCAAAGAAAAAATCTAGACTTCAGAGACGAATAGATGAACTTGTCAAGAAGGCAAGTGTCTATGAGCAAGAGAGAAATCAGTATTATGGGCGTGCTCAACAACTCGAAGAAGAGTTGAAGAAAAAAAACACCTTAAATAATGATTACGATAAACTTCAAAAGACTTATTACGATACTAAATTAGAATCAGCTAATAAACTTTTGGAAAAAGCTCGCCTTGAACATAAATCAGCTTATGAGTCTGGTGAATCTGACAGAATGTTAGATGCCGCAGAATCAATTGCTGATGCTAAAGTTGAACTTAAAACACTTGAGTCACAGAAACATTTGTTTGATAAAGAACCAGAACCGGTTCCAAGTTATCCAACTGTAGAAGCAACTCAACCAGTTCAGCAACAGCAACAACCCGCACAACAACCAGACCCTAGAGCACTTCAATGGGCTCAATCAAACAAATGGTTTGGACAAGATGCGGCAATGACTGGGGCGGCTTATGCTATAGACGCACAATTAAAAATGGAGGGCTACAATCCTTCATCTGAGGATTATTACTCAGAACTCGATAGGCGTATCGGTGAATCTTTTCCTGCAAAAACAGCAAAAGCTAAACCAAAGCAAGTCGTAGCGGGTGTAACCCGTGCTCAATCCGCACCAAAGAGGGTCTCTTTGACCAAAAGCCAAGTCGCAATGGCGAACAAACTGGGAGTGCCACCAAGTGAATATGCGAAGTTTGTGAGGAACACAAATGAATAGTAAAAATAATAAAACCACGTCTGAAGTGACTGCATCTAGGTCTCATCAGAAACGAAAAGTAACTTATACACCTCCTTCATATTTAGATGCACCAAAACCAAATGTTGATAGCGTAAAATACAGATGGTTAAGAGTGAGTGCGGGTGGGGAGGATGACGCTCGAAACATATCTAAGCGTAAGCGTGAGGGATATGAATTCGTTAAAAAAGATGAACACCCCGATTTCGATGTCCCAATGCATGAAACTGGAAAGTATGCAGGTGTAATTGGTTCTGGTGATTTAGTTCTAGCTAAAATACCAGTTGAAATGGCAGAAGCTAAGAAAGAGTATTTCCGTAATAAAACGAAATCTCAAACTAGTGCTGTTGAAGCTGATATTTTAAAAGAACAACATCCATCAATGCCATTAACACAAAAGCGTAACAGTTCTGTATCTGTCGGTAAAAAGAAAGATTCAGACTAAAGTTTTCTGATTGGGTTTTTAATAACTTTAACAGGAGATAAAATATGGCAAACGTAGATGCCCCAAACGGTTTAAAACCCGTAAGACATCTTTCTGGTGGAGCTATTCGACCAACTGAATGGAAAATCGCAAGTGGTTTAAGTACGGCTATTTTTACTGGTGATTGTGTAAAATTACTAGGAACAGGATATATAGACGAATGTGACGCAGGCGATAGAATTTTAGGCGTATTTGCAGGATGCAGTTACGTTAATTCATCTGGCGAACAAGTTTTCAGCAGACAATGGACAGCAAGTACAACTACACAAGGTAGTGCAGATGTAACTGCTTATGTTTATAGCGACCCTAACATTGTTTTCGCAGTTCAATCAGCAGGAAGTGCTGATTTTGCAGATATTGGTAATTTAGCTGATATTGTTGCAACTGCCGGAAGCACTACTACAGGTCAATCTAAACATGAAATTAGTGGAACGACTGGTACAGGAACCGCAGGGTTGCGAATTCTTGGACTATACAATGAACCAAAAAATGCCTACGGTACAAATGGTGTGTTAGAAGTAGTTATATGGGAACATGAACTAGCAGGACACGACCAAGGTACAGCAGGGGTATAGGAGATATAAATTATGGCAATTAATAGAGCCCAACTTGCAAAAGAGTTGGAACCCGGTCTCCACGCCCTTTTTGGCATGGAGTACAAAAGATGGGAACGTGAACACTCAGAAATCTTCCAAGAAGAATCTTCTGACAGAGCTTTTGAAGAGGAAACTCTACTTACTGGCTTTGGTGCGGCCCCAACTAAATCAGAGGGAGCATCAGTTGAATATGATACTGCCGCAGAACAGTGGACTTCTAGATACATACACGAGACTATCGCTTTAGCATTCTCAATTACTGAGGAAGCTGTAGAGGATAATCTTTATGATACACTATCTAAGAGATACACTGCGGCGTTAGCACGTTCAATGGCTTACACTAAACAAGTGAAAGCGGCTAATGTTCTTAACAATGCATTTAGTTCAAGTTACGTTGGAGGAGATGGTAAAGAGCTTTGTGCTACTGACCACCCTTCATTAGGTGCAGGCGATTTATCTAACGAATTATCTACTGCGGCTGACCTTTCTGAAACTTCACTAGAAACAGCAATTATTGCAATTGGTGGTTATGTGGATGACAGAAATATTCCAGTTGCTGTACAAGCTCGTAAGATGATTGTACCAAAAGACTTGGCATTTACTGCTCAGAGAATTCTGAAAAGTGAATTAAGAGTTGGAACTGCTGATAATGATATTAACGCAACAAAAAGCCTAGGATTACTTCCGGGTGGATATGCAGTTAACCATTATTTAACTGATACAGATGCGTTCTTTATCTTAACAGATATGACAAACTCTGGATTTAAAATGTTTCAAAGAAGACCTTTAAAAACTTCTATGGAACCAGATTTTGAAACAGGAAATATGCGTTTCAAGGCTTCTGAAAGATATTCTTTTGGATGGTCTGACTGGAGAGCCGTGTTCGGTTCACCGGGAGCGTAATAAAGTACAAAACTAGGGGGGATTTTCCCCCCTTTTTATTTTTATCTAGGATTAATTAATTATACCAACTGTCCTAGCAGACAATCGTAGAAGCGATGGTATGATTTAACTACGGAGAATTAAAATGGCTAAATCAACTTTTTCGGGCCCATTACGGTCTGAAGATACTTTTAAAACAGTAAGTAAAAATTCTACTACTGGAGTAATTACTGAAATCATCACTATGGGTGATGGCCCTGTTACATTGGGAGATGAGGATACAACTCTTACTAATGCTACACATAGTGGAAGACTAATTGTAGTTCCTGCTGTTACAGCAAACAGAACAATTACATTACCTTCACCGGTTGCAGGTTCACACTTTAAATTTATTTATGGTGGAGCGGCAGAAGAAACAGAAAACCTTATCTTTGATACAGGGGCTGATGCTAATTACTTCATTGGCGGTGTTGTTCATGCAGATTCAAATGCTGATAACGTAACTATTTATTCTGATGGAAACTCTAACTCAAAATTAACTCTTACAGATTTTGGTGGTATGGAGATTAACATTATGGCTAAAGATAGTACTAATTGGTTAATTTGGGGCTACACAGAAGGT